ATAGTAAAGTAACAATTGATGGTACTGAATATACCGTTATAGATAAAAATAATATTAACTTACTAAAAAATGTAAATAAAAATTATTTATATAATGGTGACATAGATGATTTAGGTGCTAGAGATTTTAAAATATATATTAAGAGTGGTTGCACATTAATTATCAATGGTAAATTATCATTATTACATAATCAAACACTTCAACTTGAAGATGGAGCAATGATTTTAGTAAATGGCGACTTCTTAGTATTCTATGAATTTAATGGTAAAGGAAATGATAGTACAGATAATAATGGTGTTCCAAGTTGGTCTAGTAACTGGACTAATTCACAAATAAATTGGTTCAAACAACATGGCGTAAACATTATAGCACAAGATGCAAAAATAATGGTTAATGGTAATATGACTTATAGAGGTTATAAAGCTAGATATTCTACATCAAATAACTATTATAGATTTGGTGTTAATTTAGACCTAGTATTTGACCAAACAACATTTAGAATAGATGGGGAGGATTGTGGTTATAATGAAAGAACTAAAAAATATACTCACGATTCTAATGAATGTAGAAGTTTACTTTCTGGTATTTACATTGTTAATGGTGATGTTAAGTTTGAGTCTTGGGCTGAATATGCTAACCCAGATGCTACTAATAATCAAAAAAGTTATATGTATAGAAACTCTTACTCAAATCCACTTATAAATGCTACATTCTATGTAGATGGAACATTTAATATGGAAGGATTATATATGAGTGGACTATATGACCCTTGTAGAGCTAATTTTATATTTGCTAAATCTATTGTACAACCAACTATAGCACTTAATTCAACTTTAAGTAGATGGGGTCAAAATAATAATGAATATGGTAATTGGCAAGATACAAATGGTTATCTATTTATGATTGTAGAAGATGCAATTGATTTCTCACAAGTTAACTTCGCTTGTGTTAACTTATTTACTCCTTATTCACAATTATTACAATCAATTAATGAACATAATGAAAGTTCAACTAACTTTAGTGAATTTGTAGATAAAACAGAATTTACCACAATGTATCCTGATAAATCAATTATCAATAAATGGGGCTTATCTAGTTTATTGAAGCAAGGGTTCCAAATGATTTATGATACAAATGACCCTGGTGCTATTACAATAGCAAATGAAATAACTGGAGATGATTGGTAAATAATTTAATATTCAATAAGGGCAGTTTCGTAGAGGCTTAGCTGGGCAATGAAGTTTGCTTCCTCTAAAGCTACCCTTTTTTTTATTTTAATAATTTTTATTAAAAAAGTTGTATAATATAATGTAGATGACGGCATACTCAAGTCTGGTTTAAGAGAAATGACTACTAATCATTTAGGTCTCGTAAGAGATGCGTAGGTTCAAATCCTACTGCCGTCGCCATTTAATAAAAGGAGTGATTTTATGTCATTTAATAGAATAGATGAATTTAAAAAAATTACAAATGAAATGATAGATATTTATATCAAAAAGAATTCTAATTACGGAAATAGTTTTGGAGAAGCTTTTGATAAATTAGGGCCTATTAGTGGTATAACTAGATTATATGATAAAATGAATAGAGTTATAGCATTAACTAAAGGTGATAATAATAATTTTGAAAGTTTAGAAGATACTTTTATTGATATGGCTAATTATGCTATTATGAATTTAATTGAAATAAAATATCAAGAATTAAAGAAAGAAGGTAAGGTATAATGAAAGATTATAAATTATCAAAAGAATTAATAGACCAATGGCAATTTTATGGTTTTGTAATTAAATATACTAATAATGATACCAATGATGTTGTAATAGAAAATGATAGTTGTAGTTTATATTTTGATAGATTATCACCAAATCATTTATTTAACTTAACTACTAATTTATCAATGAGAGAAGAAGTTGTTAAATTAGCTTATAAAACTTTAGTATATTTAAATGATTTAAAAAGAGAAAATAATACTGAAGAAACAAATGCTACTAAAATTACTTGGTATGATGGAGATAAAGAAATAGTAGAAGAAATTGAAGAAATTTAAAAAGTGTCTAAATAAGACATTTTTTATTTATATACAATTTGCTAAATTATATGTAGTTCGCTAGGAGGTGATGCCTTATAGATAAAGAAGAATTACTAAAAGATTTAACTGAAGAAGAAAGAAAAATAGTTCTTAATATTTTAAAAGAATATGGAGAAAAAGGTTCATCTCAGTTATTAGAAAAAATTAAATATAAAGATTATAATGAAAAACCTGTTGATATTGAAACATTTTTGCACGATAAAAAATATCTAGGTAATGCATTGTATGATACTGATGGAAGATTTACTTTATTTCCTTATTGGGAGGAAAAATTAAAAGAAATCTTTCCTACAAATACTACAACTGCATATAATACTTTAATATTTACTGGTGCAATTGGTTTAGGTAAATCTACTATAGCAGTTATTTGTCAATTATATATGTTATATAGATTATTATGTTTAAAAGACCCTTATTTATTTTATGGATTACAACCTATTGATAAAATAACAATATCTTTAATGAATATTACTATTGAAAATGCTAAGGGTGTTGCATTAGATAAGATGAATCAAATGATATTATCTAGTGAATGGTTTATGAAACACGGAACTATGACTGGTACAACTAATTTATTATTTGTTCCTGAAAAACATATTGAGTTAATTACTGCTTCAAGTAATAACCAAGTAATAGGTAGAGCAGTATTTTGTTTAGATGGTGACACAATAATAAAAACTGTAGATGGTGAGTTTTCTTTAAAAGAATTAGAAGATAAAACTACTAAAGTTTATTCTATTGATGATTGTGGAAATATGACACTTAGTAATGAGTGTAAAGTAGAACCTACAATATTGACTGATGAAGAATATCAAATAGAATTAGAAGATGGTTCTATTATAAAATGTACACCTAATCATAGATTTATGTTAAAAGATGGTTCTTATAAAGAAGCAAAAGATTTAACTGAGAATGATGAATTATTTGATGTGGTTCCTTTTGGTTATATTTATAAGTTTACTAATATTATTACTAATAAAATATATATTGGTAAGAGAGAGAAAACTTCTTTTGATGTTTCTTATTATGGTAGTGGTAAAGAATGGAAAAAAGATTTACTGAAATATGGAAAAGAAAATATTAAAAGAGAAGTTATTTGCTATGGTTTTAATAGAAAGGAATTAAATGAGTTAGAAAAATATTATATAAAATTATTTAATTCTAAAGATAAAAATATAGGTTATAATATTCATAAAGGAGGGCAAGGAGGTAATTCTTTAGGTGATACTAAAAAATGGTCGAAATTACATAAAGGTGAAAGAAATGGTAGATATAATAAAGAGGTATCTCAAGAAACAAGAGAAAAAATATCTATTGCAAATAAAGGTAAAAAAAGAACTCAAGAATTTAAAGATAATCTTTCTAAAACTACTAAAGGTATAAAAAAGCCAGAAGGTTTTGGAAATAAAATTTCTCAAGCATTAAAAGGCAAAGCAAAAAGTGAATTATGTTTATTACATTTAAGAGAAGCAAATAAAAAAACTGCTCTTAAAAATAAAGGTAAGGTAATTTATAATAATGGAGTAAAAGAAATAAGATTACATCCTAGTGATGAAATTCCAGTAGGTTTTACTAAAGGTAGGATTAAAAATAATCTAAAGAGTAATTTACCTAAAGATTATCATTGGTATAATAATGGAGAAGAAACAATTTATTGTAAAGATTGTCCTGAAGGATTTAAACCTGGGAGAAAGATAAAATGAAAATAACTAAAATAACAAAAATTAAATTAGAAGAACCTAAACAATTTTATGATGTAATTAATGCCAATCCATTTAATAATTTTTTAATAAAAACTAATGATAGTTATATTGTTTCACATAATTGTAATTTCAGTGATGAAGTAAACTGGGGTTTAACTACTGATACTGAAAAATTAAAACAAAAGTATAAACAATTAGTTACTCAAATTGATGCTCGTATGAAATCAAGATTTTTAAGAGGTACTTATTTACCTACTTTAAATATAATTGCTTCAAGTAAAAATTCAGAGCAATCATTCTTAGAGGATTACATTGAGACAAAAAAGAAAAATGAAACTGATAAAACTCTTATTGTAGATGAACCACAATGGGTAGTTGATTCAAGAAAACAAACTAAAGAACATTTTTATGTAGCTATAGGAAATAAATATTTAGCAAATGAATTATTACCTTTAAATTGTCCTAAAGAATTATTAAATGAGTTTAGAGCAAAAGGTTATAATATATTAGAAGTACCTATGGGATATTATAGTAGTTTCCACGATAATATTGATGGAGCATTGATGGATATTGCAGGTATTGCTACTGCAAGTTCTTTAAAGTTTATTTCTGGTGTTAGATGGAATGAGATAAAAATAAATACTTATCAAAATCCATTTATAAAAGAAATTATAGAAGTTGGTACTGCAAAAGATGATACTTCACAATATAGTGATTATTTTGATTTAAATAGAGTTTCTAGTGAATTAAAATCAAAACCTTTATTTGTACATCTAGATATGTCAGTTAAAGGAGATAAAACAGGTATTAGTGGAGTTTATATTACTGGTAAAAAACCTAAATTAGAAGGTGAAGATAGTTCAAAAGAATTATTCTTTAGAGTAGCTTTTAATGTTTCAGTTAAAGCTCCTAAAGGTTATGAAATATCTTTTGATAAAAATAGAGCCTTTATAAGATGGTTAAGAGATAATGGATTTAATGTTATGGGAGTTAGTAGTGATACATATGCTGCTCCACAAATTCAACAACAATTAAAAGCAGATGGTTTTAATGTTAAAACTATTTCAGTAGATAGATTAGATAGTGAAACTAAACAATGTCTACCCTATGTCTATTTTAAATCAACTTTATATGATAGAAGATTAGAAGTGTATGAAGATTGTCCTTTCCTAACTGAAGAAGTTTTAGGATTAGAAAGACAAAGTGATGGTCATATAAATCACCCTGAAGGTGGAACTCAGGGGTCAAAAGATGCTATAGATGCTATTGTTGGTGCACTTTGGCATGGAACAGAATACGCTGACCAATTTGCATATGATTATGGAGAAAATTATGAAATAATGAATGATGTAAATAATAATATTTTAGATGCTTCTTTAAAAAATCAAATGATATTAGATTTTGAACAAGAATTAGCTAAAGCAAATTCATTTACAAGAGCTATACAAGATGATATTAAAAAACAAAATGAAGAAATAGCTAAATATAATGATGATATATTTATATTTTAAAGAGAGGAGTTTATAAATGGATGATAAAATAATTGGAAAAAAGATTCAAGCAGTTCCAGTAGAAGACCCAAATATAGGTGTTGATTTAGATGATACCTTTCAAGATGAATTATTATCAGCAGTAGATGTTAGTCGTTTAGATAATAGTGCATTACAAAATTTCTCTAATGTTGCTCAAACAAGAGAACAAATGTATAGTGCTATTGATATAATGAGACAAGATAATAAAGTATCTTCTATTATTGAAACTTATACAGATTATGTTACTCAAACTAATGATAGTGGTAAAGTTATTTGGTGTGAAAGTAATAACCCTGATGCTGCTAAATATATAACTTTCTTAATGGAAGAATTAGAGTTTGATAAGCATATGTATAGTTGGGCTTATAACTTATTTACTTATGGAGATTTATATTTACAAACATTTACTAAATCAGAATATGAAGAGGATTTATTCTCTAAATTTAAGAAAGACCAAGATATTGTAGCTAAAGGTCAACAATTAAATGAAGCAAAATTAGATGAAGCAAATTTAAAAGAAAATATTTATGTAAATGTTGAAGATAAAAATGACCATCTAGAGCATTATGTTGAAGCTGTAGCTAATCCAGGTGAGATGTTTGAATTAACAAAATTTGGTAAAACAATGTCTTATATTAAAGCTCCTACTAATATTCAAACAACATATGATACTAATGATGTATTGAATTATTATATGACTTATAAAATGCAAAGTAAAGATGTTGAAGTATATAGTCCATTAAAATTTGTACATATTTATTTAACAACAGGTATTAATAGAAATCCTGAACAAGTAAATATATTTACTAATGAAGATGATTATAAAACTGATAATGTTAGAGCTTCTTATACAGTAAGAAGAGGACAATCAATGTTATATAATAAGTTTAGAAGTTGGAGAGAATTAAGTTTACTTGAAAATTCTTTAATTCTAAATAGAGTTACAAAATCAGCTATTATAAGAATTGTAAGTGCTGAAGTTAAAAATATGCCTAAAGATAAAGTTAAACAACATATGCAACAATTAAAGCAAATGATTGAACAAAAATCAGCAGTTGATACCGATAAATCATTTAGTGAATATACTAACCCAGGACCTATTGAAAATATTATTTATACAACAACAAGAGATGGAGAAGGTACTTTAAGTGTTAGTACTTTAGGTGGAGATGTAGATGTTAAATCATTAGCAGATATTGAATATTTTGAAAATGATTTCTATGGTGGATTTGGTATTCCTAAACAATATTTTGGAAGAACAAATGATAGTACAGGATTTAATGGTGGTACTTCACTAAGTATTATATCAAGTAAATTTGGTACTAATGTTAAAACAATTCAAAATGCATTAATTCAAGGTTTAACAACTTTAATTAATATATTCTTATTAGATAAAGGTTTAACTTCTTATGTAAATAATTTTACTCTAAGAATGCAAGAACCTATTACTCAAGAATATAAAGATAAACAAGAAGCAATGAGAGATAGAGTTGGAGTAGTTCAAGATACAACTAATTTAATTAATGAAGTATTTACTGATGAACTTCTTAAAGCTAAAGCTACAAAAGAAATGGTATCTACAATAAATGTACCACCAATGATTATTCAATTACTTCAAGAACAAATTGATAAAAAAGAGGCTGAACAAAATCCAGAATCTGATGAAAATAAAGAGGAAAATGAAGAAGAAAATAATCCATCTAATTCAAGTAGACCTAGTAGAGAACCTTCATTTAGTGAAAAAGATTTACCAGACATTGAATTAGAACCTGAATCAGAAGAAGAAATTGAATTCAATAATGAAGTAGCTGGTCCAGTAGAACCAGAAGGAAATGAAACAACTTTACCTAGTCCCGCAGACCTTGGGATAGATTTAACAAATAGTGAAAATATTTAATTAGATAAGAAAGGAATGATGTAACAGTGTTACAGAAGAATGATTTAGTATTATTACTAAGTGAAATGCAAGAACAAGGTGTAAATGTAGAAAAGGAGTTAGCCATAGTGTTAACTTCTCCTTCTATACCACTTAATATATTAAAATTAATTAATGATAATAGACCTTTACCAGTAACTCAATTTTATGAAAGAGTTAGAAAAAATCATAATGAAAAGAAATCTGATTTATATAAAAATATAATGAAAGAAATAAATGAAATAGATAAAATATTAACTACATTATCTGCATTTGTATTACAAGTAAATCTATTTGCAAGATATTTAGATGAAAAAGATTTACAAATGTTTTATAAACATAGTAGGGTAGAGGAAATTACAAGAATATTAAATAATTATTATAAAACATATGATTTAACTTCTTGTATAAAGATATTAAGATTAATTAAAAGTGATATTTTAGCATTTGAAACTATAAATGGAAGAAGAGATTAGGAATTAAAAACCTAATCTTTTTTTATTTTCTTGAAAATATTTTCATTTCTTATTGCTAAATTAAATGTAAACATACAGATAAAATGTTAAATTATTTGTAGAAATATTAATTATTCCTTTATATAAGGAGGTTTTATAAAATGTTAGAAGCATTAAATGGAAAATTTGAATATACAAAATTATCTCCAGAAGAACAAAAGGAAAGAGGTATTTTAGGTACCCTTTATGGAGTAATCGCTGATACTACTAAACCTACTAGAAATGGTAGATTATATCCAAGAGAAGCTTGGGAGAAAGCATTAAGTGATGATTTATTTCAAGAGCAATTACAAAATAAAGCTATTTTAGGTGAACTTGAACATCCTGATAGAGAACAAATTGACCCAAGAGAAGCTTGTGTTGCTTTAGCATCAACACCAAAGATTGGTAAAGATGGATTAATTTATGGTGAATTCCATATTCTAGATTTACCTAATGGTCGTATCCTAAAAACATTATGTGATTATGGAACAACAGTTGGTGTTAGTTCTAGAGGTAATGGTGACCTTGAAGAAGATATTAATGGAGATTCTAGTGTAGTTCCTGATAGTTTTGATTTAACTTGCTGGGACGTTGTTCTTACCCCCGCGGTAAAAGCAGCTAGGCAAAATTATGTAAGAGAATCTTTAGGTAAAAAATCTTTACAAGAAAGTTTAAAAGATTTAGTATCTCAATCAGAAGGAAAAGACAAAAAGATTATGGAAGCAACACTTAAAAAAGTAGAACAAAAATTAAATGAAGGTATTAACGCTGATAATAGCGTCACAAATACAGCTACAGTTGAAAAAGCTGATAATACACTTGTAGCCAATGATAATGGAACAGTAGAGATTATTAAGAGTTTAACTGAAGCTTTAAAAGATAAATCTAATTTAGAAAATGAAATTAAAAAATTGCAAGAACAATTAGCAGTCAGAGATTCCGAAGTTAATAGGTTGAAAGAAGATTTAGATAAGTATAAATCATCTACTTCTAGATTATCAACAATTGCAGTTAAAGGTAAAGATTTATCAAAAGAAAATTCTCAATTAAAAGAATCTATTGCACAAAAAGATGAAGAAATTAAAACATTAAAAGCAAAGGCTCTTAAATTAATTGAAATGAAGAAAGAAACTTCTATAAAAACTAATTCATTAAATGAGTCTTTAACTACTAAAGATAATAATATTAAATCATTACAAGAAAAGTTAAATACTCAAACTAAACAATCAGAAATTCAAATTAATAAATTAAAAGAAAGTTTAGAAAATAATAAAAAACAATATACTGAAAGTTTAGATAAATTAAATAAAGAAGTAACAAGACAATCTAAATTAGTTGAAAGTTATAAACAATTAGCTAATAATATCGTTGAAAGTTATATTGAATCAAAAGCAGTTATGCTTGGTAGAGATAAAAATGAAATTAAAAATAGACTCCCAGAAAAATATACTTTAAAAGATATAGATAGAATTTGTGAAAATTTACAATCTTATTCACTTCGTATGGGTAAATTACCTTTTGATTTAAGTGAAGGTAAATATTCAGTAGAAGTAAAATCACCTAAAGATACAATGATTACTGGAGGTAAGAAAGTTATTGATGACCCAGATGATATTGATAGTTCTTTAGTTGAAATGATGCTTAAAAAATAATTTAAAGAAGGAGAAAGAAAATTAATGAAAAAGACATTAATGGAAGCTTATGCAAAGAGAATCGCTTTTGCAGAAAGTTTATATAAAGAAGAAAGAGGTTGTGCAATGCCTCAAGCTAAAAAGTCAATCATTGCTCAAATTTTAAATAATACTAATAAAGTTTTAACAGAAGCTTTTGCTTCAACAGCTGCTACTCAAACAGCTAATGTTGGTGGTGTTAATGCTCCAGTATCAGAGATGAAGAAATTTTGTCTTGATGTTGCCAACATCGCACTTCCTTTTAACTAGGGACATATTACAGTAATGTAGTATGAGAAGTTAATATAATGTGGGACAGAGACTTGCAAACTTTTCTAAATTCCTCTAAAATTTAGATTACCACATAATTTAAAATTATTAAATATCTTTAGAGGGGATAAATAATATGTATGGTTATATTTATAAAACAACTAATTTAATAAATAATAAAATTTATATTGGACAACATAAAAGTTCTTATTTTAATGTTAATTATAAAGGTAGTGGGTTATTATTACAAGATGCTTTTAAAAAATATGGAAAAGAAAATTTTAAAGTAGAACTTCTTGAATGGTGTGAATCAAGAGACCATTGTAATATTAGAGAATGTTATTATATAAAATTATATAATTCAAGAGATTTGAATGTAGGTTATAATATTAGTCAAGGTGGTCACGAAAGATTTTTTACAGGCATGCATCATAATGAAGAATCTAGAAAAAAGATGAGTGAAAGAGCAAAAAATAGACCCCATCCTGGTACTACTAATGGAAGAGTTACTTATACTAATGGTATAATAAATAAAATAATAAAATTAGAAGATATTCCTTATTGGGAAAGTCAAGGTTTTTATAAAGGAAAAGTTTATAAGAATAAAGATTATCATTCTTGGAATAAAGGTTTAACAAAAGAGCTTGATAGTAGAGTACAAAAAAATACTGACAATAGAAATAAAACCATTAAAGAAAAATTAGAAAGTGGAGTTCATTATAAATGGTTTGATAAAAGAAAAGGACACACTGCTTGGAATAAAGGGTTAAGAGGTGTGTATAAAACTCCTGATGAGGTAAAAGAAAAGATTAGACAATCAAATATAGGAAAACATAACAAAAAAATATAATCAAGTAAACATATTATTTATATAACTGAAAATTATATTTTAATTTTAATATATTAACAAGAAACCTCGTGAATTCAGGGAAACTCTTATATATATCCATTAAATATATAAGACAATCCTGAGCCAAGTCTTAATTTTTAAAATTAAGAAAGGTCCAGAGACTATCGAAAATATATTTTAGAAGAAATATCTAAAAGAATAAATGAGTAGAGTAGGAATCAAGTGATTCCGAAGTGCGAGGAATCCTTAAAACGGTAATAGAATTAAGGATTATGATATAGTCCCATCTATATAGTGATATATAGAGAATATATTAAACGATATATTCGTAAGATAAATGAACTTAATTTTAATGGATTTAGTTATTACAAAGCCAATGACATCAGAATATGGAACATTAAGATACTTAAAGTTCGTTGCTGGTGTTGATAAAGGTGGAGTTGAAGCTGGTCAACCATTCAATGAAGCATTCAGATTAGGTAAGATGGATGCTGCTAGAGCTGCTTACACAAGTAATTCAGTTGTTGAAGGTGTTGCTTCATTTACATCTGGAACTACAGCAGTTGCTTTCAAGCAAGGTGCTACATTCGTTGATGCTTTAGATGCTAATGGTGTATCAGTAGTTGATAAGACTGGTACAGCTTGGACAATCGCAGCTGAAACTGGTGTAATTACTGCTGGTACTTATGCTAGTGGAAAGAGTGCTACTGATGTTAAGAAAATTGCTTATACTTATGATAATGTAGTTATTCCTCAAGATAAGATTCCAACAATTAAAGCTGAATTTGATGTAATTAATCTTCAAGCTAAAGCTAGAAGAATTGCTATTTACTATTCAACACTTGCTCAATATACTTACAAAGTTGAATCTGGTGAAGATTTAGGTGCTAAGTTAAAAGAACAAGCAATGTCTGAAATTCAATATGAAATTGATAATGAAGGTCTAGATTTACTAGAAGATTTAGCATTTGCTGAAGATAATCCAAATGAAGTACAAGTATTCTATAAGAAGAAACCAGTTGGTATTAACTTAAGAGAACATTATATGGCATTCTTATCAACACTTGAAGAAGCTAGTACTCAAATTTATAACACAACTCAAAAATATGCTGCTAATGCAGTTGTATTAGGTTCAGCATTCAAGCCAATCTTAACAATGATTGAAGGATTCAAGGCTAATGAAATTAAACCAGGACCTTACTATTGTGGACAAGTAGCTGGATTAAAAGTTTATATTTCACCAAGATTAGGAACTAAGGGTTATGTATTATTCAATAACAATGACTTAGTAGCTTCTCCAGCAGTATTCGCACCATTTATGGTATGTACTCCAACAATGTTATTAGAAATGCCTGATAACGCAGCAATGCAAGGATTTGCTACATTATATGATTTAAAACCATTAAACAAATTCCTAGTTTGTGGTATTGAATTAAATACAACAGATGTAGACCCAATCTATATTGAATCAGCTCAAGCTTAATTAATATAGATAAAAACTAAATAGAGTAAGGGATTAATTTCTCTTACTCTATATTATTAATAAATTAAGGAGAATAAATAATGGCAGAAAAAGTTATTGTAAATGGATATAAAGCTATTGTTTCTGCTAAGGCTAAGGCAGTTATTGCTGATGCTTTAGATTTAGGTGAAGTACCTACTTTAACAGCTACAGCAGTTACTCCATCAACTAGTGCACAAACAATTACTGCTCCTACAGGAACTGCTTATAATGAAATTAATGTAGCTGCTGTAACTGCAGATATTGATGCAAATATTCAACCTGAAAATATCGTAAGTGGTGTAACTATTTTAGGTGTAACAGGTAGTTATACAGGACAATAGTAGTTTTATCTAATATAATTAAGACATCTTATTAATTTAAGATGTCTTTTTTATTTTTGTAAAAATTTTTATTTTAACTATTTATTTTTTGAAAATTTTATTATATAATATAATTGTATTAATAAGGAGGAATGATATATGTTTGATTTATTTCCTAAAATATACAAACCAAGTTGGCGAGTTATTATAACTAAATTTGGTAAAGAGTTGTATAATAAATTGTATAGTACTACTGATTATTTATTAGATATTAAAAATAAAACAGGTTGGTCTACTAATTATAAGTATGAAGTAGAAAAATTAAATAATGGTTTATCTAACATATACTATAGGTATGATAATGGTATTATAGTTAAAATATTAATGTTAAGGGAGGAAATTTAATATGAGATGGTTAGAAAAAGATGAATACAAAGCAAAGATGGAATGTATAAACTTGTTAAGATATAACAAATTAAATATTATTAATAATGATAGAAAATATTTATTAATGCAAATATTAAATGATAGAGATAATGAAAATTGTTGTGATTATATAGGTCATAAACAATGGTTAATTGATACTTATGGATTAAAGGAGGAAAAATAATATGCCAAGATATAAATTTGATTTTTTATTAAATATTTGGATGCAAGATGTTGAAATTGAAGCTGATAATTATGAAGAAGCTGAAGAATTATTATATGAAATGACTAGTAGTGATATATTAAGAGAAGGTTATGAAAAACAAAGTGACATAACTGATTTAGATGCAGAAGAAATTGAAGAAGATAATTAT